CGGGCCAAGGGTCGAACCGGGACATAGGGGACAATAGGGGGAAACAAGTCTCTACAGGTGCAGAGATTGTCGGCCCCCCCACATACATTACAAACAACAGGAGGACAAGAGCAGGAACGGTCTTTTCCGAGACCGCATTGTGCGCAGAAGGAGGAGCAATTCTGAGAAGCTCGCAACTTAAGCATCTGAGTGTCAATGTGTTGTTTGAAAAGCTTATGGGTCTGTACCAGGAGTTCCGAGAAGTTTGACACCTTGGGATTAAGGTGAGTCGACATCGGCTTCTCTTGGTCAGTCATCAGGTCCTGCCTGTGAACTTGAAGGTTATAAATATCATGTGTCCCAGCTTGCTGAGCCTTTTGTGGATCTAAGAGAGTTGATCCTGGGCGACAGTATTCCGATTTCACGTTGACGCGAACATACAAGTTGACCCGTCGTCGGAAAGCATCCGGAAAGCGAGTCTTCTCGGTAGCCATATCCTGGAAATTGGTCACAAAAATAAGAACTGAGGGATTAGCAAAAACTGTTCCCTTAGTATCCACATTAGCAGACTGGACAGGATAAGGTTTGTCGTTGCACAGGGCTACGACTTCCTCTACATAGTTCCGGGTCCCGGGAGCGTCGGCTGCCACACCGTGGTCGACATCATCCATCACGATCGCCCAATGAGTGTGGGTTAGACCGTCTTGGAAGTTGGCGCCGGGTTGCCAGTGATAGATCCCAGAAGAGTCAACAGGGAACTGGAGGTCCGGTCTGTTCGCAATAGCTTCGAGGAGCTTCTGCGTAAGATTACTTTTCCCAGTCCCGGGAGGACCATTAATATGGATCATGATCGGCGCAATACGCCCGCCTCCATGAAGGAATGACAGGCGAAGGCTCCCGACGAATCGTTCTAGCTCTTGAGACGCTCGTTGAATCTCTGCTACTGTAGAGGGAGACTGCGAGAAGTAATCCCGAAGTCTGAGCCCTTGGACGATGTGTTCGTCTACAATAGCAATGAATGCTCCGAGTGGAACCGGCGTGGTCCAACCCGGGGAGATAAAGCCTTCCTTCACCAAACGGGAAATCCCCGCGGTCGCAGAAGGAGAGGACACGGACTGAATAGTTAAGATTGCATAATAAGTCTTCAGGCCACGCGCTTCTCTAATCCACGCTCCGGGGTTCCATTTTGATCCCCACAAGGGGGTCAGGGAGCCGAGAGAGTAACAGAGTTTCACCCTGTCAAGGGCAATAGTGAACCACTCAAGGATCTTCCTAGCAAAGGACATAGAACTCTCCCGTACCAAGCTGAGCTTAAGGGAAGCTACAGTAGAGGCAAGGAGGGGTTTAATGAAACCGAATGAAGTGGAACAGGCCTCCGATAAGAAAGCCGTCAAACCGATCTCCACTAGAAGTTCCGAGATAAACCGAAAAGCATTCGAAGGAATAGAGAGGATAGTCTCGGTAACACCCTGGAGGAGTTCCCGTT